AGGGACGCGTTATTCCACCACTCTTCCGCAAGCACAACGTCTGAAATTAGTGGGTGCTTCCGAATGATCCTGCCTTTTTTTGTAGCCCTAGCCACACTCATTCGTCCGCCCCTTTCTCACTTGCCTTTTTCTGCGCAGCCTTGCGCTCTTTGGTTACGCGCTTGATCCAGTCGGCGTTTTCGTCGCTACCGCTGATGTGGATCGGCTCGTCGTTTATTGGCTTGTCAGCCATCGCTAAACCCTTTACAGTATGCTTCTAATTGAAACAGCATCGGACGCGCTACCAATCAACACAACCTCTTCTTCGGACACTGTTCCATACCCGGTTTGTGACGTGCTAAGTATCCGCTCGCGGGGAATAGTCATTTCCAGCGTCAAACCGTTGTCATCAAATCTGGAAAATCCATCGCCTACACTCTTCTTGATAGTCCAGGACTCCATTGCGTTCTGCTCGGTTTGCACTACGGCATTTTGGGCAAAACCAGCTTGACCTCTTATTGCCTTAGCGGAGTCGCCGCCAAGCCCACGATAGACCCTCATTTCGTCAACACCTGCGGCCTTTAGGCTCTCTTGCGTTTCTTTATACATGGAGTCTAGAAAGTCATCCATAACCAGCTTGCGACTTGCTTCTGTGTCGCCTAGACCGTTTCGCTTTATGATATTCTTGAATTCGTTGCGGTACGCCTGGGCTACTTCCTTGTCGGACATGGCCTTTTTTAGTTTCGCCTTTTGCCATTCACTAAAGTTGCCGCCGAACTTTTCCGCTGCTTGTTTCTGCATATTAAGGGCGATTGGGTCGCCGTTGTTTGAAGTTCTTTCCCACCGGCGAATCATGCGGTGCGCCTCTTTTGGCTCAAAATATTTCGAGCGGTCGGCGATGTTCTTTCCCGCTTCGACCGCAGCATTGCCTGCTTGTTTACCTGTACGTTTGACATATTCTTTGCTGCGCTGCACTATTTCTTTCTTGCGCCCAGACGGTGGTTTTGCAAGTGACGGCTTCAGTTCGGTTGGCCCTGCCTTCGGTTTAGGCTTGGGGGCTACGGCCTTCGGTTTAGGTGTGGGTTTCGGCGTTACCGGCTCTGGCGTCGGCTTGGGCTTTGCCTTCGGTTCCTGTCCCGCCGCTTCATCACCAAACCCATATTCCACAAAACACGCGCAGTTAGGATGTACGGGCGGATAGTCGTGCCCCGTCTCGAACGTCTTGTCAGCCTTGATCCACCCCTGACCTTCATTGCCAAGGCAAAGTTCTTCAGGCCCAGCAACGCCCGCAGTGCCCGCCACAGTCCACCAGTGCTTACTTGTAGCCCCGGCAGCTTTCATGCCTACGTCAGCGCCATAGCTAAGCGCCCGGTTGGTCTCGGTGGCCGCTATCAGGTCGGCGCGTTGCCGGGTCATCTGGTCGTCATTGATCCAGTCTATGAGTTCGCCGCCCATCTCTTTAGCACTCTTGCCAGCGTTGACCCCGTTAGCTATGATGCGCGACAGCTTGGTTGCGTCGGTGTTGGATAGATCCTTGATAAGGTTGGCGGCGTTGGCGTCGGCAAACTCTGACGCGTCTTTGGTGAGTATGTCGCGTTGTTCTTGGGCAAGCCCGATATCTTTGGTGGCCTGTTCGGCAGCCTCAATCGCAGAGTCTTTGGACGCTTTGGCCATGTCGGATTCTAGCTTTGTCTGCGCAAACTTTTCATCAGCGGTTTTCGGCGCAAATATCCGTTTGATGCCCGGCATGTACTTGTCGAGGTCAGATTGAGAAGCCTCAGACAGGAGGGCGGTTGTGGTCGGGTGAGGATCGAGCCCAGGGGGATTAGACTCGGTTATGCCCGCCTGCCTGAGGAATGATGCGATACGAGCGGGGGTTATACGGTTACGAATCATACGCCCGTATCGTAATGAAAGCTGTGCCCATCGAGTACGCCATTTACGCGTCAACTTGTCTTCACGTCCAGACTTGTTGATACGCTCGATAGCGACCTCGACAGCGTTCAGTTCGTGGTCGGTGAACAGGTCCAATATGTGCGCTAGGGCGCTAATCAAAGTCAGTCATCGTCTCTCGCCTCAGTGGTTTCGGATGTCAAAACGGTGTTCAGTCGAAACATAAAAACAAACATCCACACTATACACACAATCAAGGATGTCAGCGTCAGGCATATAGCCGCCCATAGAAGCACATCACTCATAGCCGCGTGCCTCCCGCGGTAGAGCCCTCTGCCGCACCAAGGCCCGCGTCAACCTGTGAATCGCCAAGCGTCTCCGGTTCGTTGCGTTCGGCGTGTATGGTGATGCTGGGGTTTTCGTTCTGGGCGCGGATTGCACCAACGGCACCCGGTATGTCGCCAGAGCCAATACAATCGAGAACAGCGCCTAGTGTGTCGGCGCGTTTGACCTCTTTGTCCAGTAGCTCTAGCTTGTTGTTGGTGAGCACCAGGTTGGCAGACTGGGCCTTGATGCGCTTTTCGAGAGCATCAACTTCATCCGACAGCCCCTCAATTGCAACGCGGCGCTTCTCAATGAGGCTCGCGGCCTTTTTGTTCCAATCGTGCTGGTCCATGCCTGATCCGTGGCCGTGGTTTTTTATGGTTGCTTCCAGCGCATCAACCCTAGCCTCCAACGCTTCGGCCTTGCCGATAAACTCATTACCCACAGACACGGCCTCTTCTAGGGTGGGCACGTCCATGTTGGTTACGGCGTCTATGGCCGATTGGGGTTCGCTGACGTATGTTGCTTCGATAAACTCTTTGGCCTTACGGTAATACATGTCGCTCGTTCCGCCCAGTATGGCCGTTCTGACATCCAACCACGCAGCAAACCGCATCACCTCTGAATGTTCAACCATCGTTTCCGCCTCCTGTGTTCCTTGATTCCCTCACCTCTTTGATAGCAGCCAACAGCATCCCCGCCGCCGACTCGTTTACTCCGCTTTTCACTTGATCCTTAAGGTTCTCGATGGCCGTGTCCACGTCCGACACACCTGCCAACCCAAGCGCAACCTTTTGCAGCTCTTCGCTGAACGCCAGGTCCGGGAACGCATTGACTGTGGTTTCAACGCCCTTCAACGCTTTCTCTACGTCTTGCGGGAAGATCTCGCGCTTGTCGATATCGACCGCCTGTTTGTCGTCGGCCACGTTGGTGTCATCCAGCACGAACTTGAAGATCGTTTTGTACATGTCGTTTATCAACGCCTGGAACGCTTGGAAGGTGCGCAACATCGGCGTTTCCATGGCGGTAGCCGTGGCCAGCCTGAACGATTCGCCAGCGCCAAGGTAAATCGGGTACACACCAGCGCCAGCACCAACGCGTTGCAATATCATGCCACCATCAACCTGTGCCGCGCTAGCCCCGGTCTCTTGGGATGTGGGCGTAACTTTCAAGCCTGGGTTGTGCACATAGCTCGACGCTTTCTCTTGATTGCTCTCGGATCGTGCTGCCAGCCGCGCTTCCATCCGCGCCGCTTCTGCGCTGACAGCACCCGCGCCGCCCTTGACTTCCACATCCCGCACATACTTGGCGAGCTGTTGTTCGATAGCGATACGGGCAATCATGAATTCGCGGTGTGCTTTGGCCCACTCGATAACCGGGGTTAGCAGACTGTTGCCGCGTCCGACAACCGTGTCGAGCCGCATCAGGTACACAACGGCGTCATCTGTGCCGGGTGACGCGGTGACTTCTTTGCCATCTTGGTCAACGCCGGGGTTGTCGTCGGGGTTGTTGATGGTGCGGTATATGACCGTCTTGGGCTGGCTTTGGCCGCGTGGCGTGTACCGCCTTACGATATGTGTTTCGTCGTACACATCTTCGGGGTTCGTGGCTATGTCGATGATCTGTAGCGGGTCCATTGGGCGGACCTTGACTTGACCAGCCCCGTCACCGGTGAACAGCACAAACGGCAGCTCACCGTCAGTCAGCAGATCTCTACCTGTACCGCGCTGTCCCTGCATGGAAAACACGACCGCGTTGTCTGGGTCGTTCCAGAACGCCGTCAACACTTTGAGCGCCTCGGTGTTGTCTTCTGGCATATGCCACGTGATACCGGTGCCAACGCCAAAATTCACGTACAGGTTGATGATCTCTTTTGACAACCCGTCGTACACGCCGAACACCCTGGCGCTGTTGACGGTCTCGCGGCGTGCTTTCTCGGGGACCACCCCGCCGCCTGTTAGCGCCATCCAGCCCACGTCGTCTCTGGCTAGCAGTAGTTCGGCCTCTGCGGTGGCTTCGTAGACAGCACTGTACACGGCGTTGTTGATGCGGGCTTGCACGCTCGCTTCGGTTAGGGGCTCTGGTTTGTCAAATGGCCACACAGTCAAAGCTCCCAGTTGTCGCCCGCGCCGTTACGTTCGCATCGCATATATCAGCAACACCGTAAGACCTGTCTGGGTGCGGCGCGTCAAAGTCCGGGTCTTGCCCAACCACCCTCATAGGATCGCGCTCAAGTTTTGCTAGGTTCTTGGAGGCAACTGACATGCGACTCCTTTCCTTGGCACACGCGGCACAGAATTTGCGGTTCTTAGAGCGTGCTACCACGTCGCATCCGCATTCAGCGCACTGTATTGTCCAGCCCATCAACTCAGCCTCCGTATCATACTACCGCCGCCGCCATCAGCTATCGCGTCGTATGTGAACCGCTTGGGCGACTCATCAACGCGGTCCCTAAGGTGTGTGAATATGGCATAGCGTAGAGCGTCTAGGGCGTGGTCGTTCCATTTGACCGGGCGCTCCGGTTGCACAATCTCACCCTCTTTGTTTTCGAGCCACTTGTATGATGCCGCCTCTGCGTTCAGGTTGACGTTCTCTGGACATGTGTGTACGTCCCATTGCTTCACTAGCTTGATGCCCGCCTTGACGCTACCTTGTGGCTTGTCGGCTGGGTAGATGTTGTAACCCGCAACCGCGATCTCTTCTATGGCCGCCGGGTCTTCATTGTCGCCATAGATGGGCGCTTGCTTTGAAACGCTCAGAGCGTCCATCTTCGCTATCAGCGCCGACGTTGTTAGCTTGGGCTCGTAAATCAGCTCGGACGCGTAGGGGGTAGCTTCCCATAGGTCAACGCGAACAAGCGCGGTTGGGACAGCAAACCCAAAGTCTAGGCCGTAGAATATTTCGTCTGGGCCGGTTGGGGGAATCTTCCATGCTCCATTTGTAAATGAGCCGTAAACCAGATTACCCACGATGCCCCAAAGTCCCTTGGCATAAACCATGGCCAACGCCGGGTCTGTGAGTGACTCAAGAACATCTCGATACTCTAAGTCGATGAAGGGATTTTGTAAGTAGGTGCTGTGATGTGTGGTTGTCTTGCCGTTCTGCGGCGTGTCAAAGAAGTGCTTTTTGACCCACGAGTAGATACTCACCGGGTTGCACGTCAAGATGATCTGCTTGTAGCTTGGTGTCTTGCCGCGCAATCGTAGGTTGATTTGGTTGTAATCTACCGGGCCTAGCTCTGTGGCTTCTTCTATCCAAGCGCTTGTCATACCCACGATACTTTTCAGCTTCTCTGGACCTCTAACGTCGCCACTCGTGCTGCTGTCAAGTCCAAGACACCTTATCACCGAACCATTCACAAACGTCAGCGTAAGCTCTGACTTGTTGATGGCCCAAAACTCTGATGTGCCAGTCCGCCCTATGGCCAACTGAAGCTCTGCAAACACCGAGGCCCGACACGTCTTGCCCACCTTACGAAACACACAGATATGATGCCCCGGCCTGCGCATGGCCCGCACTACACACTTGGTGGCCGCAAAGTTGGACTTGCCACTACCAGCACCGCCTACCATGACAAGGTTACGCTTGCGGTCTGCGAACAGCGGGTAGAAGTGCGGGGGTGTGGCGTCAGGACTCGATAGCGCAGACAGGTCCACCGTTACGCTGGGGGCTTTGGCTCTGCGATTTGCGTAGCGGGCTGTCATTTTTTCTTTTCACCAATCAACACAAATGCCGTGATAAACACAAAATAGGCGGAATAGGTTGCGGCAAAGCTGGCCAAGCTCAAGCCACACGCCACCCACATCTTATAAAGCAAGTAGGCATAAGCTCCTGCCTGGGCACACCATAGTATAAGCCTCGCAGCTTTTCTATCAAACTCTTTCATCACTCCGCCTTCTGTTCGTCCGCCTCTTCACCATCCACCGGCGCATCAAAGTCACCCGGTAGCTTGAGCCTCACGATAATATCGCCACCTACATCAACGCTGGACTTTTCCTCTTGCGCAAGGTACTGCTTGCCAAGCCAAATCAACATTGGCACGCTACCTTCGCCGGCCACGCTAAACTGTTTATCCCGTAACGCCCCAAGCCGTCGAACCTTGCCTTTGTTATACGCTACAAAAAACTCCGTGTCGTGGGTGTATCTGTAGGATATGGCTTGCTGTGTAACCCCAAAGATGACAGCCATGTCCGCTTGGGGCATCACCCGAAACCCGCAATCTTCAACATCATTGTAGTCAACAGTGAACGCAGGCCGCCCGCCCTTGTCCTTTTCGCCCCCAGGATCAACAACAGGCCCAGCGTCGTTCTTTGGGCCGTTGTCATCTTGTTTCGACATGGTGATAGTGCTCTCCTGTCACGGGAACGATATCACATGTTGGGCGGAATGTCAAGGGGCGGGCATCCATTCTCCCTATATCTCGAACGGTATGTCGGGCCATTTCCTCGAATAGAATTTTCGCCACTTACCGAACCACGTCAGGATTGTTTCGTGCTCTTCGGTGGTGATATATGCCTCGAACAGAGCATATTGCAACACCTCCATTACTTCGGCTGTCACAGTTTTGTTTCCGTTGCAGCCCATCTCTTTTAGAATGCCACACATCCTGCGGATATACCATCGGACGTTGTGTCGCTTCATATTCTTGCGCATAGCGTTTCCCTTATTTGCCTATGTAACCCCACACTCAATCTCCCACGCCGCATCCGACAACGTAGGCGCGCCCGGCTCGTAATACTTAGCCATACGCTCCATCGCAGCCCACTCACGCCTGTCTACCTTGTTTGGCTTCCACCCGTGCGCCTTAGATCGTTCGCTCGTTTCTGGCATGGCCGCACGCTTATCGGCACTGATTGCGCGTTGCACCTCGTTATGGCACACGCGGCACAACGGACGGTAGCCCTTGTGGTTGCGGTGGTAGTCATCGAGCGGTTTGGTTTCGCCGCACTTGATGCACTGTTTGGTTTCTATGGGCATATGTGGGCCGTGTCAGTTAGTATATGTTGGACTGTGTGGCGTGGGGAAACAGCATTTACGCGCCTAAATACCCATACATTACTAGGTTCTTCGTGCCTCCAACAACCCCCATCAGCAAATATCTTTAGCACCTCACGCAACTCCCCAACCGCCTCACGCGCCGCGTTGTCTGATTCCTTGGACTGCGCAAGCTCTTCACGTAGCCGCTGATTATTATCATGTGCCGTGGCTAAGCCACTTTTGTAATTGTCGAGTTCGTTGCACACCTGTGCGTGCTCACGCCAGAAAACAACGGCGTCGTTACCCTCTGGCATGACGCGTTCTTCAAGCGCCGCGATCCGCATAGTCATACCCTTGATATCAACGTGCTCGAAACGCTTCTCGATAGCCGCAAGCCGTTTCTCGTGATCGTCTGAGCGTTCAGCCACTTCGTTGATGCGGGCTGTGTGTTCGCCAAACGCACCAAGCGTTCTACCTTCCAGGCCATCTCTGTAAATTACAACAGATGTTCTAAACGGATTCTCTGTGTTCATAGCCAATCTCCCTCTGGTGTTGCGATCATCCCTTTGTCGCGTTTCCATGATTCAAAGCGCTTCCGTGTCCTTTTTGCGATTTCGGGGTAACGTAGACTTCTCGGGCTGCCCTTAACGAAATACCCAATATCAGCCCCGGTCTCTTTGCAAAACTGATAGACGGTTGGGTGCTTCATCATAGCCAATCTCCCTCTGGTTTGAAACCACTAAACCACACACCAACGACACACGCAACACCCACATTCACCGGCTCACTAACCCCAGCCACAAACACGCCGTTGCGCTTGTCCTGGCCCGCAAACCATTCGTTGACATCATGCCGTCGCCGCATCTCAGGACTACGACACGTCCGCAGCCACCAGTACACGCGGCGCGCCACCTCGTACGTTAGCCAAGCGATGAACACGCCAAGGGCGATACCGCCTATGGTTGCGCGGATTAGGTGTAGGGTTGTGTCAGTCATGGTATGCCACCTCTCGAATTGAGATTATTGCGTCAACCAATTTGTTGTATCGATCCAAGACGCCAACAGTCTCAGACACAGCCCATGCAAACCTGCCGTTCTGCGCCTCTGTTGCGTTCACGATGTCCTTTATGGCCGCTACCTTTTGTTGGTCAGCCATCATTCACCCCTCCATGTTCCGTTGCGCATCCACGTATCTGTGAAACGATACATCCACCAGCACGTCACCGGGGTTGTCTGCGCCCTTTTCAGACCACGTTTTGTGGTTTCGCATGTCATCAATACGGGCTAC